TTACTTAGCTTTTTTGGCGCCCCGCACCTTGCGGTCGGGAATAGGTCGGGAGTCCGATGCTTCGAGCGCGTTCCGCACATCGTCGTCGGTTGCGTGCGCGTAGCGCAGGGTGGTCTTGATCGACCGGTGCTTGAGCGCTTCCTTGGCCGCGGCGAGGTTGCCGGTGGCGCGTAGGATGCGCGTGCCGCGGGTGTGGCGCAGATCGTGGAACCGGAAGTTCTCTACGCCGGCGGCCGCCTTGGCAGCAGCCCAGGGGCCGCGCAGCACCTGGGCCGTCATCGGGTAGCGCTCGCCCTTTTTGCGCGCCGGCTGCTTGCGGCCAAGCTTGTCGGTGAACGCCGGCTTGGTGCGCGCGGCAACATAGGTGAAGACGAATGGCCCAGCCTTGGGCTGGTTCGCGATGATGAGCACCATCTCCTGCGTCAGCGGTCGCTTGACGACGTCGCCGCCCTTGATGCGCGTCGTCGCGATCCCGCGGGCCATGTCGAGATCCGACCAGCGCAGGCCGAGCACCTCGCTACGGCGCCACCCGGTTTTAAGAGCGAACTCACAGAAGCTGAACAGGTCGTTGCGGATCTCGCCGAAGAGATTGGTCTCCTCAACGGCGCTCAGCTCGCGCGGATCCTTGTTCGGCACCTTGAGCATCAGGGCGCCCCAATCGGGCATCTCCCCCACGTCATAGCGAGCCTTGCCGGCCCAGCGCCACATGGCGCGGCAGACTTCGATCTCGCGGTTGACCGATGCGTTGCTGCGGCCATCGCGCCGCTTGGAGAAGTAGTGCAGCAGCTCGCGCTGGTTGATCTGCGACAGCAGCGCGCCGGCGCCGAGGCCGGCGATCAGCGCGTCGATGATGTAGCGCGTCGTGGGCCAGGAGGGCAGCTCCTCGACCTTGTCCTGGTACAGGCCGCACGCTTCATCGAGCGTGATCGGGGGGCGTTCGTTGCCCCCCGCCCTCGCCTTGGCGCGCTCGACCTCCTCATGCCTCAGTGCCTCCCGCTTCCCCTTGCATCCCGTCGAGCCGTGAAACCGACGACCTTGCCAGACGAAGTCGAAGTGCCAGTACGGAGAACTCTTCCTCTTGTAGACGGACATTCAGGTGCCTTGCGCGCGCGGCTTTCGAGGTATTCGTCGCAGTCCTCTGGCCGGTAGCGAATCTTCCGATCGGTGATGGCGACATAACGAATGTGACCGGTGCGCCGGAGCTGACGCAAGGTCTTGGTTGATACATGGATGCGCTCGGCCGCCTGGTCGCTGGTGAGAAGCTCTGTCACGTGACGGGGATCCTCATGCAGCGGCCCTCGCCAGATACCCCTCCAGGTCGGTCTGCTGGCGGGCCAGCTCGAGCGGGCGCAGGGTTACCGAAAACCGAGATGCACTGGAGCCGTCGAAGCTGTCCACGGCCGCCGCATGGCAGAGGCGGATGCGGCGTTCGGTGTTCACGCGCAGCACGTGACAATGCGCGCCATGTGCCCGGGCCAGGGCGGACCAGCTGGGCATGGTTCCGATCTTCCAAGCGGTGTCTCCACCGATTGCGATCCCAACGCGAGGCGAAAGGTGCGGGGCGATCTCGCCAGGCTCCATGCCGTTCTGAACGGCGATCAGCAGATTGGCGGGATGCGACGCGAGCTGGCCCAGCCACCGCAACGACAACGCAAGCGATGCGCTACCGCCTAGCACGATGTCCGGAAGGATCAGCAGCTTGGGCCGGGCTCCGAACCAATCGACGAACCGGGCGGACCGCTCCTCATTGAACGCGAGACCCTGTTGGTGATCCGTCCAGGCCCCGTTGTCGCCGGCGACGAGGCTGAAATCCTCGTCCCGCCACACGCCGGCTGCAGAGATAAACAGGCCCCACCCCGCGCCGCGCAAAGCGGCCAAGTTGCGACGGGTGCCCGTTCGAGAAGCGAACGCGATCATGCCGCCTCCGCTTCGTGCTTTTGAGTAGAAAGCGCGCGCGAACGGCCGTCCGAATGGTGCTCCATCAACGGCGGTCTCCCCTCGCTTCGGCGTAAAGACGCATCAGGATGATCGGTGCCGCGACGATCGCGGCGGCGATGGCGAGGGTGATACCGAGCGCGCGCAGGGCGCGGGCGCGGCGGCTCGCCCTCGGCGAGCTGGCGGTAGACGGCGGGGTCGAACGGCATGACAGCCGCGATCGAGTCGAGCGTCTCCGGTAACCGGGCGCGAACGCCCTGCGCCTCGAGCATCACGATCATGGCGGAGAAGTCGCCCCGGATCGCGAGCATGCCGGCGGGCAGCTCGCCCGCCTCGATCAGCGCATTGCGCAGCTCGGACAGGCGGGCCGCCAGACCGCGGATCTCGAGCCCGGCCGCCTTGCGGCGCAGCTGGAGATAGCCTTCCGGGGTGAGCGGCAGAGCGTCAGGGATCCGGGGCAGAAACCGCTTGCGCGGCGTCGGGGCAAAGGTGTGGCGATGCAACATCGTGGTGCGCTCCAGTTCAGCGGGATTGGGGGGTGGCGGGATTGCGGAAGTGCCAGCAGTTCACCGTCTTGCCGGTGATCGAGCAGGTGGCTTTGCTGGCTTCCAGGAACTTGCGGGCCTTACTCGTCTTCAGGTCTCGTTTGAGATCCTTCATCGGACAGGGCAGCCGGAGGTTGGCGTCCCCGCAGCGGCGCTCGAAATCGACCAGGCTGACCGCGATCACGTCGGCGGCGCGGCTGTGGTTGATCGGGTTGGCCGGTGGCGTCTGCAGCTCGGCGTCGCGGGCGGCGAACCAGTCGTACCGCTCCCAGAACCATTCGACGTTCGCGTGCTCGCGCTCGGTCGCGCGCTGACGCTCCTCGAGTATCTCGATCAGCAGCGCGTGGGCATCGTCGACCTCGCGCTGCGGCAGCTTGTCACCAAAGATCGGGCGGACGGCGTCGAGCATGGCGGCGAGCTGGGCGTGGTTCTTCGCCAGACGCCCATTGCGTACCGTCTCCCGCGCCAGCATCGCGGCCTCGTGCCGCTTGAACGCCGTGCGATAGCGCTCGAGGATCTTCGCCTCGTGCCGCAGCACGTGGATGATGAAACCGGAAACGTCCTCGAGCGGCGTTGCCGAGAGCTCCTCGCCCGCCGCCTTACCGGCCGGGCCGAAGCGGGCCTTGTCGAAGTGCAGGCCCATGATGCGCTCGTGCATCGCGTCCGAGCCCTCAACGGTGGCGTTCTGAGCGATGATGAGGCTGGCGCGGAACGGCGGCTCGAAGGTCTCCATGCCGCCGTTGGCGACGCCGCGGGTGTAGACCGGGCGGCCGTTGTAGGCGTCCTTCAGCTCGTCCCATTCGAACTTCGCGGCGTGCGGAGTCTCGGCGCCACGATCGCCCTCGATCAGCACCACAGGCAGGTTTGCGACCTGGCCGAAGTTGCGGGCGCGGCCGGCTTTCGTTGCCTTGGTCGGGTTGAAGCCTTCGTAATTGGCGCGGCCGACCAGCTTCCACAGGAACTCGAGCAGCGTCGTCTTGCCGGTGCCCGGCGGGCCGCTCATCTCGAGGAAGCCGAAGCTGCTCTGTTCCCGGCGGATCTGCTCGGCGAACAGGCTGGCAATGAAGTACGTCAGCGTGACCGTGCCCTTCGCGCCGTAGGCGGTCAGGAGGTGCGGCAGCAAGTCGAGGTTGAGCTTCTCCGGATCATAGTCGATGCGCAGCAGGCGGTCGCTGGTGCGAAGCTTCACCGACTGCTTGCCGAGGACGAAGTAATCCTCGTCGTTCGGGCGGTGCACGGTGCCGTTGTGCACGGCGATGTCGCCCAGGACGTAGGCGGCATGGTCGATGCTGTAGCCGGTGAACTGGATCGCCTCGACCATGCGGATCCGCGACCACTGGCGCTGCATCAGCTTGTCGAGCTGCTGGGTGGAGCCGGTGAACTGCGCACCCGGCGCGATCGACGCCAGGCGCTTCTTGAACTCGGCGCCGGCGGTGCAGGCGGAGCCCGAGAAGGTCGCCTTCACGCTCGGCCGGTCGGAGGGGAAGTCGACGCGGAAGAAATACGCGCCTTCGTCGAGGCCGGTGTCGCGCTGGAAATAGAGGGTCTGGAAGGTGCAGTTCGCCAGCTCCTCGATCGAGATCGCCTGCTTGGCCGCAGCCTTGACCATCCCTTCCCAGCCCAGATCCTTGAAGGCCTGGTGCTCGGGCTTGTCGGACGTCTGCCACAGCTCCAGCTGCTCGTTCATCCGCTCTTCGGAGATCGTCGCCCAATATTGGCGATAGCCGAACACCAGCGGGAACGACGCCGACAGGGTGGTGCAGCTGCGCGGCCCGACGTTCGACGGTGAGGAAGTGCGCCACGTCCTCATCAAGCAGCTGGTGCGACGCCGGCCGGGGGCGGTGGTGCTACGTCAGTTCAATCCGGAAGCGACCTTTGCGGTGCCCAACGAACAGGTCGCCGCGGTACATCGAGTGATGCCGTGGGATGAGGCGCTTGGCTTCTAGCAGAGGCATGGCGCTGCACCTCTTTGTCGCAAGCATTGCCCTCTACACCGATTGCGACACCCGCCTTCAGGCCTACACTGCGGCCGTGCTTGAAACCCTTGCGACCGCAGCGGAGTCCTACGCTGGCGGATCAGCGATCCTCAGTCAGGCACAGCTCTGAGGTCGACGTGCCGCCGCCTTGCGACCAAGTGCTGGCGCAACCGATTGTCTCCCCCTACATCTCCTTCTATGCGTGGTTGTATGAAAAAGGCCGGATCTTCGAGTTGGATGCCGAAAGGTAAATCACACCAAGCGGCTGGCGGTGATGGGCGCGCGAGCCCTAAAGAAGTGCACGCTTCGCCCTCGAAAACCGCACCGCCAAGAGCCTTTGCGTCGGGTATCGACGATCACTTCCGCGGCAGTCAGGCAACTCAACGTTATTCGCTTCCGAATGGCGGCACATTGACCTCGGTACGTCGGGACATAATGGATCGCGCGCTCGGCCGGGGCGACTTTAAGAAGTAGGTCATGCCAGCGGATGCGCCAGAAGGTCCTGCGCCACAGGAAATAACGGAGCCGGCCAAGTACAGTCGTGCTTTTGATAACATCGTCAATGGCCCTGACGATGTTGTCGGCCTACTTGCCTATGCTCTCTTCAAAGAGGCAGTCAGAGAGCGTGTCTCTCAAGGCGAGCCTTCGAATAACGTGCACCGCAACCCGCCGGCGTCGGAAGTTAAAATTTATAGAGAGGCCGCTGAGCAGCGACTAGCCAACATCATCGATAACGGCATAGCTCAAGCCACGGCAGGCATACAGGTCAATGCGGTCGGCAGTGCGATTAAGTCTACTGAATTGGTTCTTGATAGTAGTATTGATGCCGCAGTCGCTCGTATTGAGAAGAAGATAACGGATCGCACGGGAATGGCAGGTGCGGTTGCTACAAACGTGGTCGCATGGATTATTTCATTGGCGATCACCATTGTCATACTTGTGCTCGCTAACCGCGATGGCATCGAAGATACGGCCGTGCGAGGCGCGGATCGCCTTATGGGCAGTCCGAAGCAGGCGACACAAGGAGTTCCCCAGTGATGATCCGCGGCATCGAAAAGACCGTACAGGCTCACGAAGTGGAAGTAGGAAAGTTCTATCTCGCTCCCTCTGCATCGAACGGTAGGCCCTTACTGTTTCAAGCAGTTCAAGCCGGCGCTAGACACCAAGGCGCACTGAAGATGATGGCGCTTACCTTCAGCTACGAGGGTGAGCAAGAAATCCGCCTTGATGAATTGGATTGGTACGACACTCTCGTCGCCATGCCGCCAGTTCATGTGCGCGTCGATCCGCCGTCCGCGATTGGAACTGGCACGAGCAGTCGAGTTAAACTAAGAACTCTGATGGTACGAGGCGATGAGGCACTCATCGCAGTCCAAGACAGGTTCTTAGGACACACTTTAATGAGCATCAGCTCCGGCCGAGTCGCTGAACGGAACCAGACATTCACCTGGGTCGCTTTCTCACGATGGTCATTAGTGGTTGATGAAGCCGGAGAGGAAATCGTAATAGCCAGTTTTGGCCAAGTCACAGAGTGAATGACGGGCCTTTTAGCTTCCGTGTTCTAACTTGATGGCGATCGCATAGCCTCGATCTTTCGACAGGCTGTGCGAGACCTCCTCGACCAGCCACGCCACCGCGTCGATTTCCGGCCGGAAGCCGGAGGTAGCGACCCGTCGTTCGGGGTAGATATCCGCGCGGCCGAGCGCGAGCGTCAGCTCCAGGCTGCGTGGCCGCCGGCCGGCGCGCGCGCGGGCGGCGGTCGCGGCTTCTCGAGCGGCGGCCTCGTTCGGGTACCATGCCGGTCGACACCGCACCAGTGATCCGGCGCGAGAGCTTGTCGAGCCGGCCGATCGGCCCGGCTTCACCGGCCGCAATGCCGTTGGTCAGCCCTTCCATCATGAAGCCGCCGAAGCCCATGAAGACGCGGGAGGGCGAGTGGATGCCGAGCTTCTGCTTGAACCATGCGGCCGCCGAGCTGGCGGCACCGACGACCGTCGACTTGAGCTTGCCGAACATGCCGGTGATGCCGTTGATGAGCCCGTTGACGAGCATGCGGCCGAAGTCGGTAAAGCGCGCCGGCAGCGCCACACCGAACCAGCTCAGCACGCCGGCGAAGGCGCTGTAGAACAGGCCGATCGGCGACCAGTTCAAGATTGCCGCCGCGATGTTGCCGATGCCGCTGGAAACAAAGCCGGTGATGCTGGCCCAGAGGCCGGAGAACCAGGCGGTGATGCCGCCCCAGTTGGCGTAAATCAGATACGCGGCAGCCGCGAGCAGCGCGATGCCGGCGACAACGGCCGCGACGATGCCGATCATCGGCAGCATGGCGATATTGAACGCGCCGGCCACGAACGTCAGGGCTGCGAAGGGTGCGAGGATGCCGGCGATCGCGATCGCGCCGCCGCCCAGCACCAGGAACAGCGCGGCGAGGACGCCGGCAGCAATGGCGGCGCCCTTGGCGAGCTGGGGATTGGCCTCGGCCCAGGCGTTCGCACGCTCGAGGAAGCTGGAAGCCTTGTCGGCGAGCGCGCTGACGCTGGGCAGCAGCATGCCGCCCACGCACCTTCCGAGATCGGCACGGTGTCGGACGCGATGACGTCGCTGCGGCCCGTGAAGTTCCCCTCGGTCCAGGTGTAGGTCGTGGCGGCGGCGCCGTGGGCGGGGGCGTAGATCGCCGACAGGTTGGTGATGTCTGCCGCAGCGATGTCTGCCATGGACGGATAGGTTTCGACGTTGAAGGTCTCGACGATCTGGTCGATCATTTCCGGCGTGATCGTGCGGCCGTCGCTGATGGTGTTGCCGGCGACGAACGCGCGGAAGAACTTGCTCTTGGTGCCCATGGCGGTGCGGTCCTCGTGGGGTCGTTCGGTGCTGCCGGACTGACCGCCGGCTTTTCAGAGCCCCAGACAGGCCGAAAGGCGGCGCGCTTCTCAAGCGAGCGGATTTGTGGAGAGGTCTCCACAAGAGCAGGCGGGTGATCGGGCCGCAGCGCGCACGGCAAGGTCGCGCCCGCCATGTCCATCCTCGCCGATCCATCCGCCGTCCCGCCCGAGCGCCAAGCCCGCAGCCTGTATTGGCGCGGATGGGGCGTGACACAGATCGCCGAGGAGCTGGGCCAGCCCCGCCCCACGGTGGAAAGCTGGCGCCGGCGCGGGAACTGGGATGCGGCGGCGTCGATCACGAAGCTTGAGGACTGCCTGGAAACCCGCTGGATGGCGCTGGTCGCCAAGCTCAAAAAGACCGGCGAGGATTACAAGGAGATCGACCTGCTCGGCCGGCAGGTGACCGCGCTGGCGAAGGTGCGCCGGTACGAGGCGCCCGGCGGGCATGAGGGTGACCTCAACGAGAACGTCGCCAAGCGGAACGCCGGCGAGCGCAAGCCCAAGAAGAAGCCCAACCACTTCACCGCCGAGCAGGCGGAAAAGCTGCGCGAGATCTTCCTCGATCAACTGTTCGGCTATCAGGAGACCTGGTGGGAGAACCTGTCCCGCCGAACGCGCATGATCCTGAAGTCGCGCCAGATCGGCGCGACCTATTACTTTGCCTTCGAAGCGCTGATGGATGCGGTCGAGAGCGGGCGTAACCAGATCTTCCTGTCGGCGTCCAAGGCGCAGGCCCACCAGTTCCGCAACTACATCATCGGCTTTGCCAAGCTGGCAGGCGTCGACCTGAAGGGCGACGGCCATGCCGACATCGCCTGGGCAACCATGCACATCCTCATGAACGAGCCGCTGGACGGCAAGGAAAAGCCCAAGGGCTCGATGGAGATTTTTTGATGTCGAAGCGGACCAAGGTGCGGGCGATGTCGCGCGCGGAGACGGCCCACGCGGCCCCGGGCGCGCTCGTCGCGAACGACAACGGCCGCGCGATCAACGCCTTCAGCTTCGGCGATCCGGAGCCGGTGCTCGACCGCCGCACGATCCTCGACATGCTCGAGACGTTCGACAACGGCCGCTGGTACGAGCCGCCGGTGCCGCTGGACGGGCTGGCGCGCGCCTATCGCGCAAGCCCGCACCACAGCTCGGCGATCCAGCTCAAGCGCAACCTGCTGGTGAAGTATTTCGAGCCCTCAGCGCTGCTGTCTTCCAAGGACTTCACCGCCGCGGCGCTCGACTTCCTCATTTTCGGCAACGCCTATTTCGTGCGGCGGACGAACCGTCTGGGCGGCGTGATCCGGCTCGAGCACGTGCCGGCGAAATACGTGCGCCGCGGTGTTGAGCCAGGCGTGTTCTGGTGGGTGCCGAACGCGCGCGAGGCGGAGCCGTGGGTGCCCGGCGAGGTGCTCCAGATCCAGCAGCCCGACATCAACCAGGAGCTGTACGGCGTGCCGGAATATCTGAGCGCGCTGCAGTCGGCGCTGCTCAATGAGGCGGCGACGCTGTTCCGTCGTCGCTACTACCTCAACGGCTCGCACGCGGGCTTCATCCTGTACGCGACCGGCGAGATCGACACCAAGGACACCGATGCGCTGAAGACCGCGCTCAAGCAGTCGAAAGGGCCGGGCAATTTCCGGAACCTCTTCGTGCATGCGCCCAACGGCAAGGAAGGCAGCATCAAAATCCTGCCGATCGCCGAGGCAGGCGCGAAAGACGAGTTCCTGGGCATCAAGAACGTGACCGCCCAGGACATGCTCGCCGCACACCGCACGCCGCCGCAGGTCCTGGGGATCGTGCCGGCGCAAGGATCGAGCGGGTTCGGCAATCCGCTTCAGGCGGCGGACATGTTCTTCGACCTTGAGATCGAGCCGCTGCAGGTGTCATTCCGTCAAGTGAATGATTGGCTGGGCATCGACGTGGTCCGGTTCTGGGAGCGTCTGACCGCCGGTTGATGCTCATCGAGTTCAACTCGTAGGCCATGGAAGCGCCCAGCAACAAACGACCAATGCAGAGTGCAGGAGAGCACATCGGGTGACGGCGAGGTGGAGCTACGGAACCTAGAGGATTACCATCGTTGACCGCCTGGGTACCGGCGGGATCGGCCAATCCGTTTCCAAACCGCGTATCTGCTCAGCACCTCGCCGCTTTGGTACTAGGCCGCGGAAACTGGCGCCTTGCCCGGAACGTACTGAACGTTTCGGATACTCAAGTTGCCGCCGGACGGGTTGTAGTCTCTCACAAAGGCAGCAGCACTGCTCGGATCGACAGAGGTTGTTCTGCAGATCAACACGTTATCGGTCGCGATATTGGCCGCCGCGCTATTGATATAGGCGAGCGGCGGACCTGCTTCCGCCGAGAGCTTGTTGCCGCTAATTTTGTTACCGACCCCATTGTCGACGACAAGGCCGTTGTTGGTAACACTGTCAATGATGTTGTCAGCGATAACGTTATTAGCCCCACGGAACTGGACCGAGTTGTTGAGAAAAAGGACGTTGTTTGAGAAAACGCAATTTACCATGCTGTCCAGACGACAGAAGCTACCCCGCGAGTCGGGAGTCATTCGGTTGCCAACTATGACATGGCCATATTGCGTCGTCGCGTTGGTCACGGAGATAACCGATGCCTGCGGCATGTTGCCGAATCGGTTGTTTCGGACGGTTGCCGAGCGAGTGTGGATTAGTTCCAGCGCAGCGTACCTCGCGTCGTTGAACAGGCAATCCTCGACATAGATGTCTTCGCTATGTCCGCTGATTGACAGGCACATACTTGCATCAAGGCCGAATGCCGGGTTCGAACCAGGTTCGTAAAACCTACACCGGTGAAGGTGTACACGGCCAAATTTCATCGCCGTACTTTGCCCATGCGCCTGCAGTTCAACGCACATGCGCGCGCCATGGAACTCGCAATCGAGGAGGTAGACGTCCCACCAGCCCACCGGCGAATTGTCAGCGACGATGCTGAAGCAATTTGTGGTCAATGCTCCAGTATTGGTGAAGCGAACCCGTTCCATACGGAAGTCGCTCACGTCCTGATGAAAAGAGCCTACTTGGCCAGCTAACGCACCTGTGCCGGTGGTATGGAAGGTCAGGTCGCGGAGACGATAGCCCGATCCCGTATCGGGGTAGATGTGTGCGTCGTTAACGGCAATGAGCCGAGTGGCCGCCATCCCCTGGCCCACCAACTCTGCACCCTGAACCCTCATGGGGACGCCCCTCCAATTGATATCGCCCGCGGGCAACTCAACCTTCCGCGCCGCTCGCATGGCGAGTTCCACGGCGCTGCTGTTAGCCGCAGCATCACCAGGAACCACAAGGCCGAACCACGTGGCCTTGGCAAGGCCGTCATACTGGCGAACCCAGGCGCCTTGGGAGCCAGTCTGGCCCGGAGGTGCGATATAAATGCCGCGGCCTGGATCCCGCGCGACGTTCGACGACTGATCTCCCGCCTGCCAAGCGAATATACCTTCCCGTCCTACTTCACGAAGATAGGCGGCGCCAATTGAAGTTGGCGCCGAGGCAAGCGCCGACCGATCTGCGAAGGTATCCATACGATCTCCTACAGGTTAAGTGCGATCAAGGATAACACCACCCCGAAACGGTAGATGCCGGAGTCCGAGAGACTCCAGCTCGTTCATGATATGTTCCTGTATCGCATCTTTGCGTCTCTGCCTCCAAATCCAACATTGCAACCAAAAAATGTGCGCGGGGCAGGCTTATCTTCGGGGCGATCGACGACCCCTAGATTGACTATCATGCATACTCAGCGCGAGCGGATCGCGCGCTTGCCCGCGGGCGGGTGCTGCGGCGCATCCGCGCGAAGCGCTGCTGATGATGGCCGCTGAGCGGAATGAGACGTTGACCGCCCCGTCCGGCCCGATCGGCCGCAGCGCTGGCTACATATCGGAGTATGTTAACCGCCAGCCTCCTGCAGCGCAGCCGAATGTCGACCGGCGGTGCTCGGCAACTAGTTCAGGTCGACGACAGCCTACTCGCATAACGGGCCACCCGAGCCCGGCGCTACCTGCCGCAACATCCTTGCGGCGCGGGCCGCGGCACAGCCACCTTAAGACACCGAAGCGGCGCCCATCCGCCTCCTAGAAAGCGCGCACAGCGCCATCAGGGCGTTGACCCCTGCGCGCTTGCGAGAACCAATAGGGACGCTCTAAGCGGCCCGGCGGGCGGCCTGCGCCCGCCCCGGCCCTGGGTCTTGCGACCCCAAAGAACGCGCTTTACCCCCCGCCTCGCCCGCGAGCTTCTCGTGGCGCTTTTGATGCGTCCTGAACACCCATCGGAACCGGCCTAGATCCGGGGCCGGGTGCCCCATTTCAGCGTCAGTTTCGTGATGCGTTTTGATGCGACGATGCAGCGCATAAAAGGTTTTGAGCAACATGACCTCTGTGTCATATCCCGTTCTACAGGCGTTCCGCCCGGTACGAGGATACGATGAGAGTTGTCGGCAAAGTTTTCGAAGCAACACCGGATCGCTTTGGGGCTGCCGACGCCCACATCGGTCAGCGCCTGCGCGAAATCCGCAACCTTGCCGGCCTAACACAGGCGCAAGTGGCCGAGCGCCTCAACATCGGCCAGACGGCGGTCGCTAAGCTTGAGAGAAGACGCGACCTGCGTGTCTCCACCCTTCGTGAGTACCTAGGAGCCATGGGAGCGACGCTGCGCATCAACGCGCACTTCGGCGACGCAGCCGCCATGGTCAACAGTCTGCGCGAGGCCGACTTCCGCTTCGAGCAAATCGACGAGAACCAGCTCGTCCTGCCGATAATCGGCGAGGATAAGCTGCCTCCCCATCGCGACGTCGTTTTCAGTATCAAGCCGGAGTACAGCCGCAAGATCGCCTCGGGGGAAAAAACAATAGAGCTTCGGCGACGCTTCCCCATGTCGGTTCCGGCCGGGACGACGGCGCTGATCTATGAGACCAGCCCGACGCGAGCGCTCGCTGGCATCGCAGAAATCGGCGAAGTGCACCGCCGCGCCCCACAGGAGATCTGGGCCGATTTCCGCGACAGGGCCTGCATCGCGCGTAAGGACTTTGACGCCTACTTCGCAGGGGTCGATCGCGCCTTCGCTATTGAGCTGAAGCATGCACGCCGTCTGCCGCGTCCGCTAGAACTCAGCGAATTGCGCGAGCGTTTTAACTTCGAACCTCCTCAATCATTCCTCTACGCAACACCGAAGCTGCGAGAAGCCCTCCTCTATGAGCGCGCCAAGATACCTTATTGACACTAATGTCTTCATCGGCCTCGAAGATCACGCCGAAGTAGCACCCGTCTTCGCCTCCCTCCTACAACTCGCCTCCACCCATGGAGTCGAGATTTCGGTGCATGAAGCGGCGATTGACGACATTCGGCGCGACTCGGACGTCACGCGCCGTGAGGTATCGCTCAGTAAGATCCGCAAGTTCCCAGCGATCGCGAAGGTGATCGGGCGTACCAAGGCAGATCTTGAAGCCAAGTTCGGCTCGATCAAGCGCCCCAACGATCTCGTCGATTCCACGCTGCTGGACGCCCTTGAGATCGGCGTCGCCGACTTCCTCGTGACCCAGGATCAAGGGCTTCACGGACGGGCTATGCGGTTCTCGGCCACACTCGCGGACCGGGTGCTCTACGTTGCGGATGCAGTGACGCTGCTTCGCACAACGTACGAACCAATCAAGGTCGTGCTCCCGTCGATCCGTGAGGTTCAGGCGCACATGATCCCCCAGGATGATCCCATCTTTGCGACGCTCCGCGACGACTATGCCCCCTTTGACGAGTGGTGGCGCGACAAGTGCGTGAAGGCCAAACGTCCCTGCTGGATAGCTATGGACGGAGACGCCATCGCGGGCCTCTTAGTCCGTAAGGATGAAACCAGAGGTGATACGAGTGCCACGCTACCGGGCACCAAGATTATGAAAATCTGCACCTTCAAGGTGCGCCCAGAAAGCCGCGGGATCAAACTCGGTGAGCTACTGCTCAAGCAAGCGCTCTGGCATGCTCAGACCAACCGCCACGACGTAGTCTATCTCACGACCTTCCCAAAACAGAGGATACTGATCGACCTCCTTGAGTACTATGGGTTCAAGCACACCCATGACATTGCCAGGAGAGATGGTTTACGAAAAGTCCCTCTCGCGCAGTCGCTTAGCGCCAGTCGCCGGCACCTCCTTGTTTGACCTAGCCCGATTCAACTATCCGCGCTTTGCGACGGGAAGCGGCATCACCTCTTATGCCATACCAATCAAGCAGGAGTACCATGAGGTGCTTTTCCCTGAGTTGGTCGACCGGCGGCAGCTAGCACTGTTCGAAGATAATAATTCACGCCGCCCGGGAAACACCATCCGGAAGGTGTATCTCTGCCGTGCGCAGGCGAGACTTGCACAGCCCGGAGCGCTTCTCTTTTTCTACAAGGGCAAGTCGACCTCACGACCCTCGCAGGCAATCACCACTGTCGGGATATTCGAGGAGATGACGCTCGCTAAATCAACTGAGGAGCTACGGCGGATGGCCGGCGGACGCTCGGTCTACAGCGACGCACAGCTTATCGGCATGGATGCGACGAAGACCAATCCCGTCAAAGTGATCAGCTTTCTCCTTGCCGCACATATTGACCCGCCGATGTCTTTGCCAGCCCTTCAGAACAGCGGGGTGTTCGCCGCTTACCCGCCGCAATCGATCAAACGGTTGGAAGCGGCTCAACAGCGGATCGTGTTGAACCAAGGGAGGCTCGGTTTCACGACATGACTAAGCAAATCGCCCTACTCGGACTTTCTGGCGTAGGTAAGACGACACTCATTGCGCGCGTTGGGGAGCGCCTGCCCGTCCTGCATTTGCAGGCTAGCGCACTCATCAAAGCTGAGCAGGCATATCGGGCGAACAATCCGGATAGTTCAGAGGCGTTGCGAACCGGCGCGGTCATCGACAACCAGGAGTTGTTGATTGCGGCCTTCCTACGAGAGACAGCCGGCACTACCCTCCCCGTCATCTTCGATGGGCACAGCGTCATCGATGGTCGCGACGGGCTGGTCGAGATCCCGGCATCGGTGTTCGCTGCACTCAATCTCGACGCGATCTGCTACCTCAGCGCCGGAGTCGATGTCATCGCCTATCGACGGCAGGCCGACCAGGATCGGCCCCGTCCCGTACGTGACTTGGAAACGTTAGCAGCCCACCAGAGGATCGCGCGCGAAGCTGCTCGGCGGATAGCCGAGGAGATAGGGTGCAAGTTCACGGAACTGACGGGTGACGATCCCGAAAAGCTGCTCGAGCTCATCGGCTGTGACAGGGCGGGCGCGGGAAACCCCAATATTCCCAAGCATCGGCCGTGA